GTGCTGTACTGCGTGACCCTACTAAAGGCAACATGGTGGTTATCCCGGATGAAGATTTGCGGGCCACGGCACAACACCTGTGGGCATTGGCGGAAGGTAGACAGATGGTTCTGGACGGAGAATGGGACCCGAAGAAAAAGAACTTTAAGACGCTGGTGGCAGAAGCGGAACACGAACTGGTCAATAAGCCTGCGGACAAACCGGGAGAACCGTTCAAGGAACGCCAGCGGACACGGACCAGAACCCGGCCAAAGCCAAGGGAAAGAACCCGGCCAAAGTCTTGACACAAAATCTGTTCTGTGCTATGGTGCAAACCAACACGGAGCATACCCCATGAATGAATGGATTTTGGAAGTTGACGGGAAGACTGTGGACACCAGCAAGCACTGGTTCCCCACCCCGGAAAAAACGCGGAAGTTCTTGGTGGCCCTGCTTAACGGGCAGAAAACGACTACCATAGACACCCTACTGGAATTCAATTTGCAGACCCCCAATGCGCGGGCTTCCGAACTGCGCAGCATGGGGTGGGCAATACGCACAGGCAACGTGCGGCACCCGAAGCTGGAAGGGGAAGTGATTAAGGCGTACTATATGGACGTGCACTTCCTTAACTGGTGGCGGCAACACACAGACATTGACCCCTTCAACTACGGAGCGCAGGACGGACGTGGAAAATTCGCAACCGAAGAAGCAAGCTAGGGTACGGACCAGACCAACTGGAAGGGTCCGCACCAGACCGCAGCCCAAAACACCCAAGGCACCTATAGGCAAGAACCCGTACGCAATCGGGAACACGGACAACGGGCACCCGTTACCGGGGGAGTGGCCTAACGGTTCCGCGTGTGTGCTTGGGTCACATGACCGCAAGTACCGACAGCACACCCACGTCATGGGACCGGGTGGGGACGAAGCCAACCCCAATCTATTGGGCAGGCACGTGAACGGGTCCGTGTATCGCTGGAACAGGCATACGAAGACGTACACTTACCTTGGACAGGCAACCAGCACCAAGAAAGCTTTTGAAATGATGAAGGGTGAACGCTAATGGACTGGTATTGGATAGTTGCTTTGGCAGTCATGTTTGTCTGGTCTGCACTTATGACTTTGCTGTGTGTTGGTGCAATTGGGCAACTTCACGAATACAAAGAAAAATATACAAAGTTGGACAAGGGTGTGGAAGCAGTAATGGAGTTTGCCAGCAAAGACAGCCGCATGAAGTCGTTGCAGGGCAAGACTGTGTTTGAAATCATACGGTACCTGCTAGACGCACTATCCACTGCGGTAAGCAGGGTAGACGCATTGCAGTGTGAAAGGGACAGGGCTAAGGAACGTACCGATAAACTGGAAGAAGAAAAGAAGGAAATGCAGGAACGGCTGGATACGCAGCAACGTGAAGCGCGGGGGCACACCAGACAAATAAACACACTTGAACAAGACGTTGACCGTCTGCGCCGCACCATAGCGCATTTGGAAAAACCAGCGGATACTACAGCTACCGCACCCCGTCTGCGCGGGGGACGCAATATCCAGACTTGAAGCAAGCTAGGGTGCCGTCTATAGTCCCGGAGAACACCAAGGGATTAGGGACGGCACTATGCCCGAAGAACAGACAACTACGCGCAGGCGCACCCGCAAAATCAACGTAAACCTGTTTGGCCGGAAGAAGACTGGCGGAACGGATGGTATTGAACAATCCATGAAGGGCTTCCAGTCCCAACGGATTGAAGACCCGTTTGACAGCGCGTACAGCACTACCGGGGCCACAGGCACGTTGAACGTGCTACAGCCTTCCTACCCACCGCACAGGCTGCACAAGCTACCCAATGAAAGTTCTATCCTGCGCCAGTGCATTGACGCGTACGTGGTCAACATTGAAGGCCACGGCTACCGCTTCGAATACATTGGACCAGATGACGCGGAAGACAGTGCGGAAAGCCGCATGGAACTGCAACACTTGGAAAGTCTTGCGGAGACCCCCAACGAAGAATACAGCCTGACCGAATTGCGCAGCCGGTGCCGTAGGGACTATGAAACCTACGGCTACTACATGATGGAAGTTACCCGTGACCTGTCCGGGAACGTCCGCATGATGTACCACGTACCAGCCCACACCGTGCGCATGACTTCGCAGGACAAGGAAGCCGTGGAAGTGGAAGCGGTTATCTGGCGGAACGGCAAGTACATTAAGCAGAAGGTAATGAAGCGGTTCCGCAAGTTCGTCCAGATGGTAGGTGCCCGCAAAGTGTACTTGAAGGAATTTGGAGACCCCCGCGTCATTAACGCCAAGACCGGTATGCCGGACGAAGAAGTAGGCGTGGAAGACGAAGCCACAGAAATTATTCACGTGTGCCAGTATGCCCCGGATGAAAGCTACGGGCTTCCCCGGTGGATTAGCCAATTGCCGTCTATCCTTGGTATGCGTGAAAGTGAAATGAACAACTTGCAGTTCTTCAAGGACAACGCAATCCCTGCCATGGCGGTGCTTATCTCCGGGGGTATGTTGACGGACGAAGCAAGCGAAAACATAGAACACCAGTTCACGGGTTCCCGTGGCCGGGACAGCATGAACCGTGTGCTGGTCATTGAAGCCGTAGGTGATGAAAACACCAGCGCGGAAGACGGCAAGGTGCCTGCGCCTAAGCTGGATATTAAACCGCTGGTGGATGAACGCCAGAAGGACGGTATGTTCCAAGAATATGAAAACAAATGTATTCAGAAAATCCGTTCCAGTTTCCGGCTTCCACCGCTGTTCGTGGGTACAACCGAAGACATGACGCACGCCACCGCTGCTGCGTCCTTGTCAGTTGCGGAAGCGCAGGTCTTTGGCCCGGAGCGCGTGGCAAGTGACGAAGTGTTTAATAAAAAGCTGTTCATGTTGAATGGGGAACCCCCGAAGTATTGGCGGCTGCGTTCGCAACCACCACGCTTGGTGAACCCGGAAGACGTTATCAACGCACTGCAACAGTTTGAACGCGTGGGTGCTATGACCCCGAACGTGGCTATTGGTCTCGCCAATGAAATGTTTGACCTTGACGTGCCGGTGGTTACAGAAAGTTGGGGTAACTTCCCGTTTATGATGGTCATGCGTATGCTTGCCAAAGGGGAAATCAATTTTGAGACGGGACAGTTGACCGGCCAGTCCCAACTTGAAAAGACCCCGGAAGAAACACCACCAACAGAAACCAAATCCGCAGAACCGAAGCCGGAACCCGAAGTGGAACAGCCTGTCCTTGTGCGCCAAGCCATGGACGAAGGAACTGTGACTACGGTTAAGAAGGGTGGCGCAAAAGTTGCACGGATACGCACACGGCCAAAACGCAAAGATGATTGACCCGTATATCCAAGAAATGGTTGACCAGTTGACCGGCCAGACACATTGCCTGTCTGACCACATTGCGGACCTGTGCACAAAGGCCGTGGCGTGGAATGAGTGGTACAACGAAGGCGGCATGGTGGAACTGGCAAAGGCCAGTGACGATGTACCAGACGAAGACGGGGAAATTGGGGACTTCATGGACTATGAACTTATCCTTGCAGCCACACTGGCGGCTGCATGGGCATTGAAGTCCGAACCCGCACACACCCAACTGCTGGACGCACTGGACGGCACCGTGGACCGCACCAAGTTTGCTGCGGCTATTGAAGCCGTAACCGTGGAAATGTCTGACCTGTACACGGAAGCAGATACCGTGGCTATACGGGGTACGCTGCTGCAAGCTGCGAAGCGCGGGCAATCGCTTACACGTGTAAAGGATGCACTGGAAAACTTCCCCCGGTTTGCGGACATTCTGGAAGGCATGGTCAAGGCGGGCAAGTATTACGGCAATGCGTACTTTGAAGGGCAGGTGGTTCCCCGGCTGTACGACATTGTAGAAAACGCAATCCAGACTGGTACAGCCCCAACCGCAGAAGGTTACCGTGCAGTGCGGGAAGCACTGGATGCACGGCTGTTGAAGAAGGTACCGTACTGGCAGACCCACGCAAGTGCGGCTGCGTCACGGGCTTACCACTACGGACTTGTACGGGCAGGCACCGCAGGTGGGTACCGTGGTTACCGTTTGGTGGCTGTTCGGGATGCACGCACGTCTGACATTTGTATAGAACTGGATGGCCGGGAATTTTGGCTGGCAGACGCTATGGACCTTATGGAGCGCGTGGCCGCTGCTGGCCCGGAAGAACTTAAAGACGTGCACCCGTGGATTACCGGGGAAGAAAAACGCGGGCTTACAGAAGACCAAGTTTATGATAGGGCTGTGTACGTGCCACCCTTCCATGGAAGGTGCCGCACAACCATGCAACTTCTATCACTTTGAACCGGGGTGCAAAATGCCTTCACCACTGACCACAAAGAAAGCGGAGACCAAGACCCCGGAACAGCACGTGGTTACGTTCAAGACCTTTGACGAAGACCAGCAGATTGCTTACGGGGTGGTGTACGAACCCTTTGTGATTGATACCCACGGGGACATGATGCTGCCCGAAGACGTGGCAGTTATGGCGGAACGGTTCATGGAATTGCCAGACGTGGCAAAGCGCATTGACATGATGCACGATAATGTCCCTGTATCCGCGTACCCGATTGATAGCTACATAGCAGACGGACAAGACGGGGTTTACAATGAAGGCGCGTGGGTGCTAGGCATAAAAATTGAAGACCCTACACTGTGGTTTGAAATCAAGACCGGCCAATACAACGGTTACAGTTTTGAAGCCATGGTGAAGAAGGTACCCGTAGTAGTCGAAATAGAATACGAACAAGACCAACTAGGCTACACGGAAGAAACATTGGGACATACACACCTGTTCTTCTTAAAGTTGAACGAAGACGGTGTGGTGGTAGGCGGAAGAACGTCAACGGATTTGGGACATTCCCATGAAATCCGTGCAGGTACCGGTACAGAAGAAAGCCTTGGACACGCGCACAGGTTTGATTTTTAAGGTGCCCCATGACTGGACGCATTAGCAGACGCAAGAATGTAACTACGAAGGTTAGCCGATTGATGGTTGACCCGCAGCCCAACTTTGTGTCCATTGTTGACCATGGCGCAAACCAAACCCCCTTTTCCGTTTTGAAGCGGGCAGAACTGGTGAATACGGAGACAGACACCATGGCGAAGAAATCCACCAAAAAACATGTGGCGGCACCAAGCATACACAAGATGGTGTTTACCGGGGAAGAATTCGGAGACGCGGAAGCTGTCCAAGAATACCTTGACCAGAACGGCTACAACTACACTGGTGAAATCAAGTCTGCGTCTGCGGATGAATTGCCAGATGGTACGGAAACCGGGCTGGTGGTATCCGGTAATGACGAAGACCTGTTTGTAGAAAACACAATCAAGGAACTGCACGCCATGGATGGTCTGACTATCTACGCGGGCACGCTGGATGAAGAAGCCGTTGCCAAGGCCGACAAAGCCACGGAAGATGAAAAGGGCAAGGACAAAGACAAATACAAAAAATCCGAAGACGGGGAAGCGGAAACCAAATCCGCAGAACCCGGTCTTATCAAGGTTACCCGTACAGACGGTACGGAAACCACGGTGCGCGAACTATCCCAAAAGTTTGATGACTACATGGCGTATTTCTCCAATGGGGGTACGCTTTCCGAAGTCATGGCGGATGCGGATGACGGGGTGCCTATCGGGCTTTGGGAAGTCAACATGGCTTTTCATTCCGCACTTGGGAATATCC